AAACCGTTTGCTAAAATGGGAGTTAATGAAGAATATGGTTCGCCCATCTTCAGCTTTTCAGAAGACAATACCTCCATATATAGCCTCTGCTATGAAATTATCAAAAGGGGATATAGATTCATTAGTTAAGAGAATGATTCCTTTTGCTGACCAAATTCAACTTATACACCTTAAACTACAGCAGGTTATTGCTAAAATGATTCCAGACGGTGTATTTATCGATGCTGACGGTCTCAATAGCGTAGATTTGGGTAATGGAGCTTCATACAACCCATCGGAAGCATTGAATATGTATTTCCAAACAGGTAGTGTGGTAGGTCGTAGTTACACTGAGGACGGTGAGTATAACCACGCCAAAGTTCCTATTCAAGAACTTAACAGCAGTGGTTCAAATGCAAAAATCAGCAGTTTGATTAGCATGTACAACTACAACTTGAACATGTTACGTGCTGCCACTGGACTAAATGAAGCTAGAGACGGTAGTGCCCCAGACCAATATGCCCTTGTAGGGGTTCAAAAACTTGCGGCACTTAACTCTAATACAGCTACAAGACATATCGTTACTTCTGGTATTAACTTGACTAAACGATTATGCGAGGCTATATCGTATCGTGTATCTGATATTTTAGAGTACGCTCCTTTTGCAGAAGACTTTGCTAAGATGATTGGGCGCAATAACGTGCAGATTCTTCAAGAAATAAAGAACTTACATCTACACGACTTTGGTGTATACATAGAGCTTGAGCCTGATGAGGAGCAAAGACAATTATTAGAGCAAAACATTCAGCAGTCTATTACAGCGAAGGTAATTGAGCTTGACGATGCTATTGATATTAGAAGCATTAGAAACATTACGTTGGCTAACACGCTTCTTAAGATTAGAAAGCAGCGTAAGCAAAAAATGGACAGGGAACAGCAAAAGCAGAATATTGAGATGCAAACGCAATCTAACGTCCAATCTACACAAGCTGCTTCTAAAACCCGTATGCAAGAAGAGCAAATGAAAACTCAAGCTGAAACCCAGCTTGAACAACTCAAGGCTCAGATTCGTATGCAAGAAATGGAGAAGAAAGCTGAGATTGACAAGCAGTTACTCGAAACCAAATACATGTTTGAAATGAAACTGAAAGAGGTTGATGCTCAGTCAGTTATGAATAGAGACATGGGTAAAGAGGACAGAAAAGATAAAAGAACAGAGAAGCAAGCTACTCAACAAAGTGCGTTGATTGACCAAAGAAAGAAAGAATCTGGCCCGAAAAACTTCGAGCAGCAACAGGCTCCTTCTCCACTGGGAATGAATGACTTGATGGGTGGTAATTTGCCTTTGTAATTTTATCTAAATTTGTAGTAATTAAATCTAATCAAATATGGAAAACGCGGAAAATCAACAAGATGTTGACTTTAAAGTCGATTTATCTGCACCGCCAAAAGAAGAAGAAGCTGTAAAGGAAACTGAAACAGCAGAGGCGACAGAAGAAAAACAAGAGGAAGCACCAGCTGAATCTGAAGATAATGCTACTGAAGAACAAACGGAAGATAAACCATCTGAAGAAACTGAAGTAGAAAAAACTAGGGAACAGCTTTTTAATGATTTGTTGCAAGACAAATATCAGATTAAAGCCGAAGACCTAGAAAACGTTCTTTCAAATAAAGAATCAAGAGAGCTTCCCGAAGATGTCGAGAAGTACCTTGAGTATCGTAATGAAACGAAGCGAGGAATGGAAGATTTCCTTAAGCTTCAAAAGGACTATGATAATGTAAACGAGGGTGAGTTACTACGTGAGTACTACCGTCATACAAAGAATGGTTTAGACAATGACGATATAGAATCGTTAATCGATGTAAAATTCGGTTACAATGAAGGTGCTGACGAGACATTGGTGAAAACCAAGAAGCTTGAGATGAAAGAGGAATTGTATAAAGCAAAGCAATTCTTTGAATCGCAAAAAGACAAATACAAGAAGCCGCTTGAGTCAAGTGAACTTCCATTGTCTGAGCAATCCAAAGAAGCTGTTGAGTTTTACCAATTATATAAGAAGCAACAAGAGGAACAGTCAAAACGCTCGGAGTCTGTACGAAATACTTTTGAAGAGAAGACAAACTCCTTATTCAACGATGAGTTCAAAGGTTTTGAATTTAAAATCGGTGAAGAAAAGGTGGTCTTTAAACCAAAAGACTTGTCAGAGATGAAGTCAAAGCAAAGTGATTTGTCAAACTTTATCAATGCTCATACAGATGAGAACGGTGCTTTGAAAGATGCTAAAAAGTATCATACAGCGTTATCTATGGCTCTTAACCCCGAAGCTTATGCTAAGTTCTTTTACGAACAAGGTAAGGCGAGTGCTATCGACAATGTAGTCGGTGAGGGCAAGAACATTGATATGGGTGTACGTTCTAGTGTTGATTCTACGAAACCAGGGCCTAAATTTAGGGTTGTTGAAGACGACCGTCCATTTATGTCTGGTTTAAAAATAAATAAACGTTAATGCTATAAACTAAATTAAAATGGCACAAACTATTACTTTTGGCGGAGCCGGTTCGGTAGCAGGGTCTACTAGCCTTACTCCAGCACCGGACAAAATTTTGGCAAATGAAAACTATTTGTCAAATGCTAATTACACTTTTGCTCAACAATACTTACCGGACTTATACGAGAAGGAATTTGAGCGTTACGGTAACCGTTCTATCGCATCTTTCTTGCGTATGGTTAGCGCTGAATTGCCAACTACATCTGATTTAATCAAGTGGAGTGAGCAAGGACGTCTACACGTACGTGCGGCTGGTTCTATTACAGATAGAGACACTATTGCTGCAACAGCACATAACTTCCGTACAGGTCAAACTGTAGTGGTTATTGGGTCTACTGGTATTGAAGCTAAGTGTTACATTACTGACGCTAGTGCAACAGATTCTATTGAGGTTGCTCCTTATTCTACATTGAGTTTGTTGGATAAAACAACTCTATCTGATGGCTTAGGCCCGTTTGACGCTGCAGACACTGTTAAACTTTTCGTTTACGGTTCTGAGTTCGCTAAAGGAACATCCGGAATGGTAGGTTCTTTGGAAGCTGATTTCGAAAGCAAAGAGAACAATCCTATCATCATCAAAGACAAGTACGAAGTATCTGGTTCTGAGATGGCACACGTGGGTTGGGTTGAAGTGACTACTGAGAATGGCGCAAGCGGTTACTTGTGGTACTTGAAGTCTGAGCACGAAACTCGTTTACGTTTCGAAGACTACTTGGAAATGTCTATGATTGAAGGTGCTCCTGCTGTAAGTGGTTCTGCAGCTGCGACTGCTGGAATGAAGGGTACTAAAGGTATGTTCTTCGAAATCGAAGAAAATGGTAACACCACTTCTGGAGTTATCTCTGACCGTGATGACCTTGAGGCATTTGCTAAAGTTCTTGACAAAGAAGGTGCAATTCAAGAAAACGTTCTTTTCGTAAACCGTTCAACAGGTTTTGATATCGACCGTGTATTAGCTGCGCAAAACAACAGTGGTGCGTCAACAGCTTCTTACGGTTTATTTGATAACGACGAAGATATGGCGTTGAACCTTGGGTTCTCTGGTTTCCGTATTGGTTATGACTTCTACAAGTCTGACTGGAAATACTTGAACGATGCTGTTACTCGTGGTGGTAGCGATAGCGCAATTGATGGTGTACTTGTTCCTGCTGGTACAACTACTGTATACGACCAAGTTTTGGGTCAGAACGCTAAGCGTCCTTTCCTACACGTTCGTTACCGTCAGTCTGCTATGGAAGACCGTAAGTACAAGTCTTGGGTTGTTGGTTCTGCAGGTGGTGCAGCAACAACTGACAAAGACAACATGGAAGTTCACTTCTTATCAGAGCGTGCGCTTTGTGTTATGGGAGCGAACAACTTCATGATTTTGAAGTAATTCCTTATATATGCCCTCACCTTCGGGTGGGGGCTATATTTTTTAATCTAATCTAATCTTAAATAAAATGTCAACTAAAAAAAGCAATGCTTTTGGG